CAAACCTTTTTTAGATTCATCATCGCTTTCTTCATGAATCTTTTTCTTCAGGTTTTTTATTTCAATGTCCATCCACTTCATATCAGTTGTTACTCTACCCTGTTCCAACGCTTTGTTGGCCCATTTGGACTCCAACTGAAGTTTTTTCGACACCAGTTGTTGTAGTGACATTTCTATCAACCTCCTCAAATGTAATTCTAGGTGTTCCCGCTGAATAAAAAGATTCATCGGAACCTATTATATCTCCTGACTCCACGCCATTTGCAAACGCGTCAAGAGCAGCCTTATCGTTCTCAGCCTCAAGCATCTTATTAAAGTACATATTTTTATATCTTGCTTGGACGCGATATAGCTTCATAGAGTATTATATATCAAATTGTGATAGAAATGCAACTATGCACCTATTTTGGGTTTAGGTTTGGGGGTAATGATGTCTTCTCCTACTTGTACCCCTTTACATTCAAATTTAATGGCTATTTGCCTTTGATTTACAGTGAATTCATCCATTTCTTTGATAGCTTTCCTGGATACTTCATACCCCGTCATAATACAATCACGAAAAGAATTAAATTCATAACCAGGGATTTTACTAGCAGGGCAGTCCATACTTACAAAACTACAGATGTGTAATATTAGTACATATTTCATCATAATCTTATATTATCCTATATTATTTTTTCCTTGCATATCCCATTAAAATAACTATATTAAGAATATTATAACAAAGAGGATAACATGAAAACAGATAAAAAAACAGAGACACTTACGGCTGCTGTGGAAAAATTAAAAGAAACCAGTTCTGCAGTAGAAAAATATTTAGAAGAAGCCGTAGTTGTAAAACCAGACTGGATTCCTAAAGGTAAGACAGAAGAAAAAATAAAAATATTTTCTGTTACTTTAGATGAAAGTACAAATAAGATTAATCTTATTGTAGATGGAGATGTTTACCGTACCCACACATGTAAAGATAATCTTTCTGGTTCTATTAAGTACCACGAAAGTATGGATGCGGTACTTAGAAAATTTTCAGATTGGAGCTTTTATGATAAAAGTGAGCAGTAAATCTGAAGTCTTTAAAAATTGGGTAGAGGAAATAGATGGAATTCTTTCCAAAACTCAAATTTTAACAGCAACCGGTGATCAGATGGAATATTCTGATCCCCACTTTCAAGACCAAATGAAAAGACTAACAAGTTGTGCATTGAGGTTTACAGATATGCCTATCTACCCTATCAATGAACAAATTGCAGTTGATTTACTTTGGGATGAAATAGAAAACAAACAGGAGGAGCAGGATGCTGCATCAAGAGATATTTAAATTCTTTCTTCTTATTTGTTTATTAATAATACCACCAAAAGTTTTTTTAATAATTATTGGTGCGTTACTTTACACAATCTTGTACTAACCCTAAAGGAGGAAAAGATATGGCAAGAGCAATAAATAATAAATTTTTCGAAACGAGAGATTACTCTATGTTTAGAAAAATTAGAGGCAATAGACCTGTTGATCAGGCACACGTAGAGCAATTAAAAAAATTAATTGCAGACAAGGATTTAATGGATCCTATTCGTGTAAACGCAAACAAAGAAGTAGTGGATGGTCAGCATACATTACAAGCAAGAAAAGAATTGGGACTTACTGTTCCTTATATCATCATTAATTCTGATGATCCGCTTGATGTAGCTAGATTAAACCAAGGCAGAAGAAATTGGTCTATGGATCACTATTTAGGACATCACTGTGCTAGAGGTAAAATGGATTACAAAATTTGTAAATCTAAAATGCTTCAGTATGGTTTACCAGTATCTGAAACAATGATTTTATTGTTAAAGATTACTTCTAAATGGAAAACGATTCATGAACAATTTAAACAAGGGGACTTTAAAATCCCTGCAGGTGGAATAGAAAACTGTGATCGTATTGGTGGCCAACTGATGAGTCTTAAAAAATATCTATTAGGAATAGATAATTCTGATAGAAAAATTAAAAGACAAATGGTTACTGCATACATTATAGCTGATAGACACCCTGGCTTTGATTACAACCGATTTAAGAATGCTATAAAAAGCAAATCGGCTTGGTTAATGACAGGAACTTCAGCGCGTGATTACATGCAAATATTCCAAAAAATATACAACTCTGGATTAAGACCAAAAAAGAAAATTAATCTTATTGATTTTTTTGATACCAGAGAATATACAGATAAATAAGGAGCAAACATGGACATCACTAAATGGAAATCTTGTGCTGTTGATATAGATTCATACTGCATAATTAGAGCAATGGGCAAACAAGGGTTTAGAAGACCTGGAAGCATGATTGCAAAATTAGTTGATGAAGAAATTAAAAAGATAGCTAAGAAAGAAGGAAAGAGCTATAAGCTTATGAAGGAGAATTTGCTTGATCAAGGAAAGAAACTCTTGAACGGTAAATAATTACGAGGGTTGGATGGTTAACCTTTAATCCTGTAATAGAGTGGGCCTGGGAGACTGGGCCCACTTTTAATTATGATAAACTTATTTCCTACACCTATTAATTTAATTAAAAATCCCAATCATTCACAAATACGAGATCGTTATATTAATCATTGTTTAAATATTCCAAATCAAGTGCCCCCAGGAGGTCAAGATTGGATATCAAAGAATGTTTTAAATACTTTTGGTACTTATTCACTTTGGCCGGATCCAGTCTTTGAACAATTAAATACCTGGATTATTGGGGAAGTAAAAAAATTTAAAGATAATTTAGGCTTTGGTGGAGGTGTAGAACATTTCGAATCATGGTTGAATATCTATAAAAAAAATTATTTTCAAGAATGGCACAACCATAACTTTGCTTTAATATCTGCCATTTATTACTTAAAAACTGATAAAGATTCAGCTAAAACTTGGTTTAAAACACCTATTCCTGAGAATCCTAACAAACCCATCTTTAATGAGAATAATCCTTATACTTGGGAGAAGTATTCAATAGACCAGGAAGAAGGTACTTTGATATTGTTTAGATCCGATTTAAACCATTGTGTTGAGGCACATCCTACTGATTCGGTACGAATCACTTTGGCATATAATTTTAAAAAAAATTGACCTGACCTTATTGTGGAGAGTATAATATTAACACTTGATATATACTGAAAAATAAATATAAATAAACGTAACGTATTCCTAAGCCTAGAATGAAAAGGTGAGGCTTTCAAAGCACCTTATTTCCAATTAACAACGAACGCTAATTTAACTTTAATTAAAAGGAGATTTTAGTGGGTAAAGCTGTGAAAAAAAGCAGTGAAGAAGCATTAGACCAGGCGTTAGAAAAGCTTGTATTGATTAGTCCTAATAAGAAAACTTATGATGAACTAACAAGTCTTATGTTTCAGTTGTATTGTGGAAATGACTATGGTTTAGGTAATTTTAGTCTTTCATTTCTTGATAAAATCGAGAAATGTTGGCAATCAGGAAGAAAGCGTTTAGCTCAGGATAAAGGTTTAAAACTGGTTGTTAAAAATGCGTAGCCACGGTGTATATCCACATCCATATCTTTTCCCACACCGTGGTTATGCAGATGAATTTTGATTCTCTTAGCGATATACGTAAGACTACTATTGATTTTTGTGCAAGTTTAGATGGTCCGGCTAAAACCGAGTTAATTGAGGGTATATTCGAGGATTATGAAACTACTGTGAGTATGCAGTCTCCTAGACATATTAGGGGGCACTATCGTGAGTTACTCACCACGCTTGTTAAAAACTTTGGGCATTAGTATCTCAGCTAAATTGGTTAATCCACAACGAACACCGGAACAGCGGTTATTCCAGGCTATTATTGTCCAAGCTTTTGAGGATGCTTTAACCACCAGTGGTAGTAAGTTAGATGTTTACCAGAAAATAGATGCTCATGATTGGTTCGTTGGCCGTGATGAAGAATTCGAACAGGTGTGTTGGTTAGCCGGTTTCGATCCAGATATTATAACAGATAATTACAAAAGGTTACGGGACACCGGACAAGTGACATTTAGCAACATACAACAGAACTGGGCGAGATATAGAAAATTATATAAAGATTATAGAGCAGCTAAGGATAGTGAAGAACGAAGTTTAATAATGAAAGAAATCAGAAAAATTAACTTTAGTGCTTAGTCAAGGTGGCCTTACAAATTTTACCCCTGGGGGAAAATATTCGTTAGAGAGCAGTGATGATCTTCCCCCAAAAGGTAAATATAAACCACAACAGATATAGGAAACTATATATGTCATTTAAGTCAGTATAACGGAATCCAGGAGATTATTCAATAAAAAGAAATTCTACTATATAGATTATCTAGACCTCTGAGCAATAAAAAGTACCCCAGGGGGTCAAACAGGTGTCCCTGCTGTCCCTCAACGACTATTAATCAATAATACCAACACTTTTAATCAATTTTAGTGGTGTCCCTGTGGTGTCCCTGTGGTGTCCCTAGGGACACCTACTCTTGCGGGAACGCAATCAAAGAAATTTCAGGTTGTAGTCAGGGGTTAAAATAATCTATATAATGAAAAATAACAGATTGGAGAAAAAATGAGTTTTTTAATATGGCACTTATTAGCTATTATATCTGTAATGGCTGGTAGTTTTTTAATAGGTTTTAGTGTAGGTAAAAAACACAGGAAGGATGATTATGTTTAAAGATAAATTAAAAAATTGGAAAGAGTGGGTGTTTACTTCATCTCTTTACCATAGAGAATATATTATAGGATTTGTGATTGGTGTAGTTATTGGTGGAGTATTGTTTTAATGGGTTTAAAAAAGAAAGAGCTTAGAACTATTGATGACTTAACTCCTAAACAAAAAATGTTTGTGGAAGTTTATGTTAAGGATTGGGGAAATATAACCCAGGCGGAAGCTCTTAAGCGTGCCGGTTACACTTGTAAAAATGAAAATGATTATGGAGTAATAGCATCCAGACTATTATCAAGAAAACATAATCCTCACGTTGCCAAATATTTTGACATGCGATTTGGTAAAGAATTAAAAATGTATGAAGGTGATAATCTTAGAAGATTTAAAAGATTAGAAAGATTAGCCAACAAAGCGGAAGGTAAAGATCAGTATGCTGCTGCTATTAATGCTGAGTATAGATCTGGTCAATTAGCTGGTGCTTATGTTGATAAAAGAGAAGTTAAAGTAACTGGTCTGGAGGGCATGTCGCGTGAAGAACTTGAAAATAAATTACAAGAGCTATCACAGAAGATCGATGGGTATAACGCAAAAACCATCGAAGTTGAATCTAAAGAAGGCTAGTTGGTCAGAGTTTATAAAGTTATTTAATGCCAAGCATAATAAGGAATTAAATACATCAGTTGGGGTAGTAAATGTTAAAACGAAGAATTACGGTAAATAAAAAAGCTAAAGATTGGCAAAAGAGATATCCTTTGGTGTCTGTTACCTGGCATGATATTTGCAGTGATTCTAGTTGGCAAAGTTTAGATAGTGTACTAAAGAGTAAACTCCCGGTGTGCGTAACTAAAGGTCACTTACTTACTCAAACAAAAGGTATTACAAGAATTTTTGGGGACATGTCTAACAATGAGAAGGGTGAATTAGAAGAAGTAGGTAATACTACATTAATCCCAAACTCAGTAATAACAGGAATTAAAAAATTAAAATGAAACAAATATTTATATTTGTATTTGGATTTTTAGGGCTAATGACACTATTGTCTTTGTATATGTTGGTAACATTATGAAACGCTCAGTCAAGTTTAATGAGATTACTTGGCAAAATATAGATGCTATTAGTAGAGAAATTATGAAGACATATAAAATGAAATATAAATTGAAAGATAAAGTTATTACCATTAAGAATTACGAAAGATATTGGGACGAATCAACACCAAAAGGTCATCAGATTAGAATTGCTAAAACAGATGGTTCTAAATTAATAATTAATCTAGAGTGGCCTAAAGGTCATAACCCTCGTAAAAAACCTACAAATAGATTAGAACAAATGGAATCGCTGAAGCACGACCCGGTGGCTGGTTGCTAATGCCACATCCTTACGCTGAAAGCAGAAAGAGAGCTCGTAAGCGTTGGAGACAAAGCCCAAAAGGAAAAGCTTGGGATTTAGCGTACGGCAGGAGACCTTATGTTAAGAAGAAAAAGCACGAATATTATATTAGAAAGTTAATTGAAGCGGCAGCTAAAGAAAATAAACTGACTTAGAAATGTCTGATCAAAATAGAGAAAGTTTGTTGTGGAAAAAAGTAAAAGCTGGACTGACTAAATGCTTTTTAACCCGCGTAGAATCTAGCACAATTAATGGAATCCCTGATATTCATGGGGTTAGTTCTAATAAAGTTTTTTGGATAGAATTAAAATCAGATAAGCTCAGTTATCCGGCACTAAATAAGTGGCAAGTTGTGTGGATTAATAAATATATTAAAGCTGGTGGGGTTGTATTTATCTTCAAAGAGACCCTCTCTTTGCGTTCCCTTAAACTCTACAGACCGGTATCCGTTTTCACTGATCCTCGCGAACTGAAACCTCGGTTTGAGTTCTCGTTTCCTGTTAATTGGGCACAGGTTCAGGAGCACCTGTTACGGGATAGGGCCCCAGAGCAGCTGGTCAGCTCTCGTTCTCGTTCTCGTTTAAAACTTCGTTCTCGTTCCTTAAAGGCCAAGCCGGGGGATCCCGCTCCTGACCAGACAGGAAGGCAGCGTAAAGCTGGATAGCTCGGCTGGTGTCGGTGGTAGCGTGTTTTTTACCCTCTTTGTTAGTTGCACGCTGCCACCGGAACCAGCTGGTCATTGCTCGTAAAATAAAGCTTGACTTATATCCCATCGCATCTTATATAGAGCACTGGATCAGAATTGGGATGGTAAGTGTTACCATAACAGCACGCGATCGCACGCTTCCCAATACTGATCCAGGGATTAGCGAGGCCTATTGAGACACAGGGACCCTGAGACGGCTCAATACTGGTGTGTCGCCGAAACGGTTTCGCTGGTCCTTATAATCTCGTTTGGAGGACTCATGATGCACATTCTTGGTATCTTAATACTACTCTGGCTCCTGCTGCCTGAGCTCGTTACCTTCGTCTTGATTTTCCTAATTCTTTCGGTAAGCGCCCTCCTGTAACCGGGGAAGATCTCGTGCTGACCACATAATCTCGTACCGCTGTCGTCGTTAAAGCTACCCCCTCCTGACCAGAGATGAGCTATGGAGCTACCCCCCTTCAGGAAGAAAGAGTGAAATGCCGTTTGATAACACAGATAAATAAGGAAATGGTTATGTATATACCCTCTGGAGCTGACCAGCGGTTCAGGAACAGGAGTGGATAAATTAGTGCTTGACGTATGTCCCATCATATCTTATATAGAAGAGGCCTACGTAAATTTCTCTACAGGCTCTTTGCGTAGGCACTGGATTCAATGAGCTATTGGTTTGATCCCGATGTCATCGTTGGATTTAGACGATCCCTGATCCATAGATGAGGTGGGCATTGTTTCGTCAAGCTCGATTTTATGGATCTTGGATCAGAATGACTTAAAAATAAAAACAAGAGGAAGGAAACATGATCAGTAAAAAAACAGTTAAATATTCTGAAATAGCCAAAGATCCTACTATGCGATTAGACGCTAAATATTGGATAAGAAAGAAACTAGTAGCGCAGCCGAAAAAGCAAAAGCTCGCTAAATTAATCAAGAAACTAAACAAGGAGAATGCACCACCTGGTGGCTGGATCTCGAAGGACCGTGTCGGGGATAAGCCGGAGGCAGGCAAGACTTATGCCCTCACCGGGGCAACAGGGTCTCGCTGCATTGCGAACGGTAACAGCTGGAAGGAAAGTGAAGTCGAAGACACGTCAGGCGCAGAGGATCTAGATGGAAGGAGTCGTAGCGTATGCATTTCGTCGGTTTAATACTCGTTATTTGGCTGCTATTTCCTCGAGTGACAGTCCTGACCACAGCAGCACTGGCTCTCGTTTTAGCGTCGTTGTCGTAAGGCTTTACAACTCTTTCTGGGATCCCACGCGTGGAAGGCATCTGGTCAGCTTCAGTTCAGGAGTGTGATGGTTTCCCTAGCTAATCTACGAGCTGATGAATTAACCCAAAATGGGCAGTAAGGCATTTGCATTAGGTCGTGGGATTTGATAAGACTACGCAGTTAAACTTAAAAAAGGAGAAGTTATGGGACTAGATATGTACGCCTTTCGGCACAAGGGTGAAAGAATAAAACCTGCAGAAGATAGGGACGCATTGAAAGGCACGGAAAGAGAGCCGCACGAGTTTGCGTATTGGCGTAAGCACAACCGATTGCAAGGGTTTATGGAAAACCTTTACAACAAAAGGCATGACGGACAAGAATTAGAGTGGAACGCTTTTAATTGTGTACCGTTGTATCTCGAGAAAGAGGACTTGGACAAACTTGAAGATGCCATTAACGATAGAAAGCTACCTGCAACGGAAGGGTTTTTTTATGGTTCGGACAGTTATACTTGGGAAGGAGAGCAGGACGATATAAAAGCTACCGATTTAAAATTTGTATCTGACGCAAAGAAATATTTGTTACAAGGATATAAAGTCTTTTACGAGTGTTGGTGGTAATGATGAAAAAGAAAAACAAAACACAACTATTGAAAGGTAGGGCGACGGATACCGTCGCCCGCACACCACAAAAAGCACAAGCATTAAAACAACAAGAAAAAGCCATGCAGGACATTAAGAGTGTCGTTAGTAAGTTAGAGGAGTTCTTCGGTAGTGAATTAACTACTGTCGCTGGTGGGAATATTAAACTCACCAAAGTTATTGATGATGACAATTTTAAATGTGTGAAAATTGAAGAAGTACCCAAAATGGGTGATACCCAATTTGGGCAGTTAGATAAAAAAAAGTTAAATTAAGTATTGAATAAGATTTAATAAGATATATATTAAAATAGTCATAACTAACAAAAGGAGTAAAAAATGGCAAATGCGATAAAGAAGCTAAAGCAAGAAGAAAAAAAAGTTATTCTTGCTTATGCACAATTAAAGCTTAAAGCAAATAGACTATCTAAAGAGTTAGACACAATGAAACAAAATGTTGTTGATTGCTTTGAGAGAACAAACCAAAACTTAATCATTGTTCAAAATGAACAAGGTCATAGTTTTGGAGTACAAAAAATAAATCGTAAGCGTAAGAAATTTGAAACAGCAAATTTCAAAATTGCTCATAATGATTTATTTAATAAATTCACTACTGAAATTGAATATAGTGAATACAAAGCAATAGGAGATAACAATGACAAATAGTTTAATCAATATTGCACAAACATTAACCGAGAGAGTAGGCGAGAATAAGCCTACTCCTGCTTCTGATATGCACATTAATATTAATGGTAAGAAGCAACTGAACTATGAAATAATGTTTCAGTTATTAATGGGCGAAGTAGAGAAGCATATCATTGAAAACAATGGCAACCCTGTGGTTGACGAGTTTAAACAAAACATATTAGACAAGTTTTCCACTTTAATTAATTCATTAGTTAAGTAATAACTATCGTATCAATGGCGAGTTTCACACTCGCCATTGGTGTATCTACTCCATAGAAGGCTCATTTCTTTAAAGAAAATTCAACTCAAATTTCTGACGACCAATTCACGCATAGCCACTAGCTTCAAGGCGACTAAGAGGTTTACAAAGCAATATGAATACATATACTAGGGACCCAAACGGTATGAATATTGAGAACCTTACAGAAGAAGAATTAAAAGACTTAATTTTGAAAAAGCAGTTGGAGTGGATCAAGTTATGCCAAGATAATTTTTTAATTTTTGCTGAAACTGTTTGGCCAGATTTTATTTATAGAAAAACAAAGGACCCAAAAAAATATGGGCATCATCAAATTATAGCTCAAGAATTTCATAAAATAGCTAATAATGAGTTAAAGAGGCTCATTGTGAATATGCCACCAAGACATACTAAATCGGAGTTTGCATCTTATTTATTCCCCGCATGGATGATTGGAAGGAATCCTAAGATGAAATTAATGCAGGTATCTCACAATGCTGAACTTGCAACAAGGTTCGGTAGCAAGGTTCGAAACTTAATGAACACCAAGGAGTATAAACAAATCTTTGGTAATGTTACACTCAGAGAAGATAGTAAGGCAAAAGGACGTTGGGAGACTAATCATGGGGGCGAATATTTTGCAGCGGGAGTTGGCGGTTCTATCACAGGACGAGGGGCGGATTTACTTATTATCGATGACCCACATACTGAACAAGACTCAATGTCAGACTCAGCAATGGATCGTGCTTATGAATGGTATTCATCAGGACCCAGACAACGTTTACAACCCGGTGGCCGTATTTGTGTAGTCATGACCCGTTGGGCGGTAGACGATCTTACTGGAAGGCTCATTAAAGCACAATCAGAACCTAAAGCAGATAAATGGAACGTTGTAGAATTTCCAGCAATACTTCCTTCAGGTAATCCTGTATGGCCTGAATATTGGGCTCTTGAAGATTTAGAAGCTGTCAAAGCTTC